GATGAACCTGAAACACTTAATGAACCTGTTACATTTGTGTTACCATTAACACTAAATTGACTTGTAATATTTGTACTGTTACCATTAATATAATGGTCACCTGAACCTGATACGTTTAATGAACCTGACACTGTAAGTGCCGGTTGTGATATTGATTGTGCAATTAATGTTAATGCTGGTTGACCTGCAGTCACGTGTTCTATTGTTGCAGAACCTGTTACTGTAAATACATTTGTTCCTCTACTAACATTTAATGAACCACTCACACCAACTAATGAACCTGAAGTAACATATAAACTTGTTCTTCTATTACTTCCACCTGTACCTGTACCTATTGCAAATACTGTTCTTGCACTATCATTTAATCCATTATCTTCACCATTCCATCTACCAAATATTGAGCTACCTTGTTGTGTTAAATTTCCTACTGAATGTGAACCCGTAATAGTTAAACCATATCCATATACTATAGAATTTCTTAAACCGGCTAAATCTGTTCCTGTTTGTTCAAGAGATACACCAATTGATTGTCCACCAATTAAGTTACCAACCAAAGGTCTTGCAACGTTTGTTGCTGGTGAACCTGCGGCATTAATAGTAAGTCCTTGACCTAATAATGTGTTTGCTGATACAATCAATGAGTTATTTGAACCTGTATTAATATATCTGTTATTAATATCAATTATATTACCACCAAATATATTATTTGTAGCTTGAATTGAACCACTTATATGTCTAAGGTTTAATTGTGGGTTTACATTAATGTTATTACTAAAATTTGCTTGGGTTGTTAATAATGAACCTGATGCAAGTGATTGAACAGTACCAACACTTATATTAGATTGAACCACTGAACTTTGACCTGCACCTATAGATGCGGATGGATGGTTAAAGTTTATACCTCCACCCAATAATATATTACTATTAAATGCGTGTGCGCCATTACCTAAATTTGAACCTGTTGTTAAAGTTAAAGATAAAGCCGCTCCTAAATAGTTATTATTTGTTTGTGGTATTGTTAATGATGAAGTGTTAATTGTTGGTATGTTTGTTTGTACAAAGTTTGCATTACCTCCTATTACACTTCTTCTACCTGATGATGCTGGTAAAGTAGTACCTAAGTTCATTAGAAAGTTATTGGAACCACTAATAAAAATTGAACTTGTTACATTTGAAATACCTGTTGGTCCTAATAAAGCTCCGCCAGGAATAAATCCAAAATTAACATCATCATTATCTAAAGATGTTGTAATTGCATTTAGATAGTTTTGTAAATTTGTTGATGATGTGGTTGCATTATTAGCTCCTAATAAAACTAAGTTTTGTTTAAAGTCGTTTGGTTTAATTAGATTTAAACTAACATCTCCAACAAAGTTTGCTGAACCTGATACATTTAAACTACCTGTAATATTTTCTGTTCCAATAAAGTTATTTGAACCTGTTATAGCAAATCCTAATTGTCCACCATCTTCATTTACCCACTGACCATAAGAACCTGAACGGTAAACCAATAGGTCACCAACAACAGGACTTGTAATATCCACATCGTGAAGTTCCGTTAATTCATAACCATTATCTATGGAAATATATGCGGAACCATTATTTAATTGTGGTCTTAATACTTGACCTAATCTTACTTCGTGATATGGTGCTGGTACTGATGATGTTGTATATTGTCCCGAAGATGATAAGTATAACATATCACCAGCGGTCATTCCACTTGTGTTAATTCCAATTAAAGTACCTTGAACAACCACATTAGCAAAACCATTATAAGCTACGTTCTCACTCAACATACCTAATGTATTTGCTGAGTTAAAATCATCTTCCCAACTTGCTGAGTTAAATAATGGATTGTCACCAACCGCACCTGTAATTCTTACTATAGTACCTCTTGTTAAACCGCCAGGGTTATCACACTTACCAAGAACAACTAAGTCAAACGCAATTGATGATGTTACTGCACTATTAACAAATGATGCGGTGTCAGCGTTTATTGCGTGTGAACTACTTAATGCATTGGTTGCGTATGACGCAGTACCTTGTAAAGAACCTGTGAAACCTCCTGTTGAAGTTACACTACCTGTTACAACTAATGGTCCGTTTGGTAATCTTACTGTACCATATAATGTTTGTGTATCACCCGCTTCATCACCAAGTATGTTTGAACCTGATGAGAATATAACAGATGATGTTTGATATATTGTTTCTAAGTATGTGATTGATGCTGATAGTGCTGTAATTTCACCTGTAACATTTAGACTACCTGTTATGTTTACACTACCATTTATATTTTGTTGTCCTACAAAGTCATTAGAACCTGTGGTAGCATAACTACCTGTCTTACCTTCTATTGAAGATAATCTATTATCTTGTCCTAAGTCTGTTGTTGCAATAGAACCTGATAAGGTATCTAATGAACTTGTGGTTGCAAATCCTAAGTCTACAATTTGTTGTGACCCTGATATTACACCTGATGGTAATGAACCTGTATTAACCTGTAAACTAAACTGTGACCCATTACCTTTTGTAAATGTTAAAGTATCACCAGCAACACTACCTGTAATCATAAAGGACCCACTCTCAGTCTCGGTTACATAAGAACCTGTTTGAGATATAAGTGAGTTAACCTTACTATCATTACTACTTGTGTAAGCATTAAAACTTGATGTATTAAGTTTCTGATTAATCTGACTTTGTAAACTACCTGTCTCAACATCTAAACCAGCCAATTTAATATTAACTGAACTTGTGTAGGCGTTAAATGATGACGTGGTTACAAGTGAACCCGTATCAACAGATTGTATAGGTAAACCATTAACGGTAAATGCACCTGATATGTTTACCTGTGTTTGTGATATTTGTAATGGAGAACTTCCACCCAAACCATCTGTTATGGTTTGTAAGTTAGTAGTAAATCCTGTATTCGTATTAGCAAGGTTTAATAGACCTTGATAGGATTGTGATACGAATTGGTTAGTTAATTGACCCATATTAATAAATTCTTATAGTTTTATACATTCTTCCAATCTTTTGATATTTCGTTCCACAGTTCAGCCAACTCATACCACTTTTTACCCGGCGTGAATGGTCTTTCAGGTAGAACACATCTATTGTAATCAAAAGGTTGTGTTAATTGAATATTCATTACCCAACCACATAGTATCGTTTCATATTCTTCTAATATGGGTTCAACACTTGATGGCCAGACAGTTTCATATTCTGATAAATAGAACGTAGCCATAATATCTTTAGTTATTTCTAAAGTATCTGACAGTACATCCCTTTGATTGGAATAATCATTATTAAGTCGGTCTACAACGAGTATTTGAAAGTTGGTGATTAATTCGTTCTGTGCAAGAACTACATCGCCAGGAATAACATACATTCTTGTATATCTCGGTTCCTTTTCCGTTTCAATATCCATTGTTAGTTGTGTAATATCACCATAACCATAACTGTTAATTTGTTCGTGGTTATTAGCAAAGTCTTCTAAATCTTCTATAATCTGTTTGTAATTAACTTCATTGACTGATACGGGTAATGTAAATCCTGACATAATAGGTAGGACACATATGTTATAGTCAAATGGTTGTTCTAATGTTATGTTCATTGTCCACCCACCAAGTATCGTTTCAAACCTTTCCAAGAACGGTGTAACATTCGGACCCCATTCAGGAGTGTAGTATAAACTAAAATCTCCATACTCAGCGGTGTATGATTGGTATATAATTGTAAAAATGTCCTTTGCAATTTCCAATGTATCAGACATAACATCTCTTTGATTTGAGTAATCGTCATTAATTTGGTCTAATATAATAATGGAAAAATCATATAACAATCTGTTTTCATCCAATCTGACATTGCCAGGGACTACATACATCTTGGTATACACAGGTTCTTTCTCGGTCTCAATGTCCATTGTAATTTGTGTAATGTCACCGCAACCGAAACTGTTAATCTGTGGATGGTAGTACGCCATACCACTTAAGTCCTGTATGATTTGTTTATAATTTGTCATCTATTAAGAAATATAAATTTATTTGTATTGTATTATGAAATTTGTTTTTGCATCTTTTTCATCAATCTTTCTTGTTCTCTTTCCCATTGTACCAAATAGTTTAACTGATTTAGTACCTCTAAGATGTTTTTTTTGTAGATGTATTCGTGTTTTGTAAAGTCGTTGTCAGAGATTTTGTTAGTGACAAGAAACCACCCAAAGACTTGACTGAACCCATTTTGAATATCATCCTCCACATTAGCCATATCATCTTTATTTGGTCCCACATCCCAATCTTCAGTGTCGAAGACCGCGGGGAATAACCTGAATATCTCTTTGCGAACTTGATAAAAAAAAACTGTGCTCCAAGTATATACTTCACATCTAATTGTTTTTTGAATAGTTCTGCCCGTTTCTTCATTGTATTAACGTCATACATCTCTATGTCATAGTCGTGTTCACCCCTTTCAATTACAATTGGTCTGTACATAATTGCTGCAAGTATGTGTAATAAATCTAATAACTCATCCGTTTTCTTGGTTGAGATAGTATCCATATCCACAAACTCAGCAAAGGTTAAGTCTCTCCAATTAGGAAAGAAACCATACTTCACACCATTTAATTCAAACCTATCAATAAACTTAACCTCATCCTGTTTAGGTATGATGGTTAGAATATGTGAGGCCAGATAATTAATCTCATCAAATCCTCCATCTAATAAGTCTTTTAATGGTGCACCTGATACAACACTAATTAGTTTTGCTGCAAAGTAGTCCTCATCAAATAGGTCTTTAACTTTGAATATCTTAACATAATCTTCTATGTTTATAAACTCAGGGATTTGGTACGGTTGTCCGTCTATTTTAAATTTTATCATATATATGTATATTTTAAACGAATGATATTGAATATCTACCCGTTGTTTTATTTGCTTTTATTTCTTGATACATTCTCATCATAAGTGCATCACTTAAGTCAGGTGACTTACCAAGTATTCTTTTCATCTCATCCTTACTCATTACACCAACCTTATTATCTTTATCTACGTCCTTTAGTTTAATTGCAAGTAGTTCTTGTGTTAAGTCTTCTACCACGGCCGGTTCTAATAGGTTTAAACTTATCTTTCCGTCCTTAAACATTTCAGATAGTTTTATATAACATTGTGATTTAAGGTTTGTAAAGTTCTGTTCGTGTAATGGTCTTGCATTGTTTACAAAGTTTGTTCCTTTAATTTGGTCTGCAACACCACCACCTACGCCATCACTATCTATAATTACCTGTTGTGGGTGTACACCGTGAAACCTCATTAAGTCCTTAATTTCGGACGATAAATCTGTGGTGGATACTTTCCTATAGATGTGACAAGATATTAGAACCATACCCACCCAAATCATTACTACGGACCTGTCATCACCAAATCGTGCAACGTCAACCGTCATATATTTCTTGTCAGTAGGATTTGGTTCAAATTTAAATACCGAATTGGTAATCTCTTCAAACTTAAATAAACTATCACTATCCTCTAAGTAATCCCAATCACCTTCTAACAATCTTTTACGTTGTTGTGGTGGTAACTCTTTTAACATCTCAATATAAGATGCTGGTAAGTGTGGGTTGTCCATCGGTAATGATGGTATGAATACTTGGTTATGTTGTAATCTTTCCTGTATGAATGGTAAGTAAAAGTCTTTCTTAATCCAATTGTTTGAGGGGTTACAGGTCATTAATACCTTTGGTGTTAGGTTATACTCGTTTAATTTATATCTTATACGTGATTTAACTATACTGAATGCTAATGATGTAATCTGTGCCGCTTCATCTATAAATGCTGCACTAATCTCAAGGGAACCAAGACTATCATAGTTAGGGTCTGATGGATTGTACGCAAGGTCCTTGAATATAATCTCTGAACCGTTATAGAATGTTAATACGTTTGACTGACCATTGAAATTAAAGTGTTGACCACTCTTAAATCCCATAGTACCTAATAGGTCAAACAATGTGTTTAATGTTGTTAGTTTTAATTGTGTTAATACTGAACGTCCTATTAAACATCTTATACCTGTATACTTTAAACACAGGGTTGTTATCCATAAACATCCTAACCACGACTTACCACCACCGGCTGACCCTCCAAATAAAACTATATTAGTTTTATCATCTGTGAGGTATCTCCACGCTTGTGACTGTCTTCTTGTGGGTGTTATATCAATTGTGGACATATAATATCTTATTTACCTTCTTATACTTTGCAACCTTATACTTCTTCTGAAATTCTTCTACAAAAAACCAATCAGCCCACTCGTGTTCTTTCTTTAATTTAATCTTCTGACCCATATTGGTCTTAACCATAAAACTTCCTATATCTATTCTACCTAATTGTAGTTTGGATATTAATGGAATGTAATCCCTGTTAATCCAATTATGGACCATATCACAATAAACAAAGTGATGGTTCTTACTTTCCTCTAACATTATATCTACAAACTCAGGGGTGTAATAGTTATCCTCACCTGTCATTACAACCCATTCCTCTGTTGCATTATCCAATCCATATTGACGAGGTGTATGACCCCAATCATTATGTCTCTCAGGTAAGATGGTTAATTTAATTCTGTCATCATTAAAAAACTCTACAATGGTTTTCATTGCGTCCTGTATCTCATCAGGTGGACAATCTGCAACCACGTGTGCTTTCCAATTAGGATTTGATTGTGCCATTAACGAACCGATGATGGTTATTAAATGATTTACTCTTGAGTAAGTTGGTATTATAAATTCTATTTTCATATCTCTATCTATGTCAAAAACGAAATTTTACGGGGATTATATATAAAAAAATTTAATCCGTTAGATTAATATTAATTGATATGGGTTCACCATTAGATGTTATATCAATCTTTCTTTGTTCTAATCCGTATAGTTTATTAATGTCGGCTAACGTCTCACGTTCCACCCTCTTATTGTTGTCAGTCCTGGCCCTATGTAACAGGTCAAAATACCTTGATAACTGTTCGGAGATAATCTCTTCCGTCTTTTCGTCAAATCTCTTTTGCAATCTATCTTTACAGTCTTTCCAAACATTCTCAGCCATACGTTCTGTAATTCCCCACTTTTTTGACCCTTTTTCTCTAAATTCTGTGTACGAGAGTTTTTCATATAAAATCATTTCCATTGCTTCGGGTATACGTTCTTCGTATGACGCTACGTTAGTCTTTCTACCTTTATTATTTTCTTTTTCCATTATATTGTTAATTTTAATTCATTCTCAATGTATGACTTGAGTTTTCTTGCTTGTGTATTTACACACGCTTTACATCCCCAATCAAATGCTTCATTGAAAATAGATTTATATACATCGTTTACGAATGGTCTTTCTTCTTCTTTAATACCACTCAGCAAACTGTATGCGAGTTTAACCTGTTCGGGATTGAATGATATTGTCTCTTCAATCACAGGTTCTAATTTGGTAACTACCTTTTTCTTTTTACAAGTTGTACATCCCATATATATAAATATTAAAAATTGTTAATTAGAATTTCAATTCCTTTATTCTTTAGTTTCTTTGTTGAGGCTGCTTTGGTAAACTCTTTGTAATACCATTTATATTCATTCCTTGGTAACCATTCAGATAATAGTGGAAAATCGTAATATGACAGACTGAATTTACCTTGGATAGTCTTTAACACACCGGCTAATCTTTCGTGGTCTTCCCTGTCAAAGTCGTGGTTTGAGTAATAGTTTTCGGTTTTCCAATATGGTGGGTCCGTATAGAAATAAGTTTTTGGCCCATCGTATTTCTTTATTACATCTTCAAAGTCCATATTCTCAATGAAGGTTATCTTCTTGAAGTGTTCAATGTACTTTAGGTTCTTTAACTTATCCATAAAGACAAGTAGTTTACATTTGTATTTACCTTTATAATCCATATACTTTGCTGTCTCAGGTTTACTTCCACTGAATACTTGTGTTAATACGTATGCATACTTACACGCTGATGATAATGAATTTGCTGGTGTAATCTTAAACTCAGGGTCAAATAACTCTTTCTGATACTCATTGAACATTTGTTCGTACTCTTTTGGAGTGTTGGTTACATTTAATTGTTGACACGGATACTTGGATAGTTCTCTATGAAATACATCAGGAACCTTAACCCAATGTAGAAGATTATAATTTAACTCATTAAAGTCATTGTAGACCACCGTATTTAGATTTGGATACTTACTTAGGTCCATATTAAAGAAGACCCAAAACATACCTGAAAATGGTTCTACGTAGGTTTCTATATCCGTTGGGATAAATTCTTTAATCCACTTACCAATATGTGCTTTACCACCGATATAACTAATCATTTGTTTCTTGTTTAATTCCTCCGTTCCATTCATTCATTTCCTGTGCGTGTAACTCTTCAGGTGTCTGTGGAACTTTTATTGGTGATGGTGTAGGCGTTGGTTCTGATGTTATGACTTTTGGTTCTTGTCTGACATTCTTTTTACAATTACATCCCATTTGCTTTCTTTGTTATTACATTACGTTTATGTGCGTGCAACACACCTTGATGGTCAATATCCAAATGGTCAAACTTATAATAATATAGTTCATACCCATTATCTTTTAACAGATGTTCACAGGATAATAAACAAGCGAGGTTATGATATTCAATACCAATATGTCTAATACCATCAAGACACTCAGGTTTGATTGCATTCATAAAAATCTCACTACCTTCCACATCAATCTTCATTACACTTGGTTTGGTTGCTTTCATATACAGTTCAAACTTTTCTGTACGGTCAACCCAATCCATTATATTAATAAAGTTCTTGAGGTTTAGATTTTGTTTAAACCAATCATAAGATGGTTGGCCAGGGTCAACACCATATACCATCTTTGCATTCTTCTGTATCCAATACAAAGGTGTTGGTGCAAATTCATTATTGTTAATACCACATCCTAAATCAAGAATGGTCTCACCATCTACTGGCAAGAAACCCCAATGGATTGATGGGTCTTCGTTGTGAATAATCCCTTTAATCTCTCTATTCATTTGTTCTAATTGTTATGTTTAATTTTATCAGGTCTTTGCTTTCACGTAGGTATCTACTTATTGATGACACAGGTATTCTTGTTTGTTTTGATACCTTCTTCATTGAACCAAGTGTCATATACATTTCAAATAGTGATTTACGGAACCAATCAAGTTCGGTCCAACTCTCTTCTAATATATCAAATAATTGTTGTTTTTCAAACTCTAACTGTGTATCATCAGCAAGGTTATATATCTCATCTATGTTGGTGTACTTGCTACTTTCTTTTCTTATCTTATAATAGAATGGTGATGTTTGTGAGTGCCAGTTAATTCTGATGACAGATACAATGTAATACTTAATCTGTTCGTCACAGTACTCTCGTAGTACTATGTTCTCTTTGTTGTATAGTTGCAAGATAACCTCGTGTAATAAGTCCTGTGTTAAATCGTGGTTCTTTGTTATCTTCTTAGCAATTTTTAATAGTTCGTAGTAATTTGTTGTGATATATTTTTCTATCTCTTTATTCATTGATGATTTGTTTAATATCTTTTAATACCTGACAAATCTCATAATTTTCTTCCTTTTCGTTTGTCTGAATAGAACTTTCCAATATTGTATTTAAAAGGGTAATTCTATTGTATTCGGGATTAACAAGTTTATCAAGTAGTGTTATAATTGCATCAACTATGGTTAAACACAACTCTCTTTTATTCTGAGGGTCTAATGTCCAATAATCTGTTGGTATTTCTAATTCACCTATTTTGACTGACTTTTCCATTTTTTAATTTGTTTGTATACGGTAGTATCACTTATTCCTAATTCCTCCGCAATCTTTTCATATGAAAGTCCCTGTTCCCTTAGTATAATTATCTTGTCAAATTTGGTTGGTACAATTCTATTTCTTGATGTTACACAACCTTTTATTGTTGGGAAGTATGGTTTACCATCTTTAATCTCTTTATAACCAGCCTTAACCCATACGCCCGTTGGTTCATCAAATGTATAACCAAGTGTTTCCAACATTTCAAACGTACATTGTTTTTGATACTTATCGGTATATCTATTTGGTTGAGGTGGTACTTTTTCTCCACCACAATTATTAATTAATTTTTCTTCCCTTTTACTTGCATCCTGTTTCTTGGTACAAACTATACATCTATTGGAATATATTCTACCTGTTGTTGTTTGATAGTAATTAGAAATTTCTTTCCAATCATTACAAGTATTACATTTCTTATAGTTGGGATTGTTCTGATAGAACTTATTAGGGTCCTTACGTTTCAACTTAAGTTGATATAGACATTCTGTGCATTGCTTCCTTGTTCGCATCTTCTGTTGAGTAGAGTGCCAATATGTTTGGAATTGATTTAATTCCTTATCCTGTTTACATACGTTACACGTCATATATATAAATACTTTGATTTTGAGCAAACGCCAGATTAAAATAAAAATCCCGCCAGGTTATGGAAGCGAACCTTAGCGGGATAGTGAAATTATATTGAATAATTTATACAATAAATATATGCAATTATTTCCACAAATTCAAATTTTTTATTCTATATTTTCTATAATCTTCTGATTTTTTGTATTGGTGATATAGGTTAAGAATATCGGATGCTGGTACCAACATCCCTGTTACCTGTAAATCAGTTACATTAACGATTGGACTTTCTTTAATTTCAAGTGCAACTCTGTTGAGATGTACCCACTTCAAGAAGTGAGTTGGAAACTCAAATACTAACTCACCAACATTGATGCGCCAGATTTGTGCCTCTGTTGTTGCAATACCACTTGGGTAAGTTATTCCATCCCTTTTGGTGCAATTAAATTCTATAAACAAATTGTATATTGCGTTATCGTTGGATTTTAATTCAACAGTAGTTGAGAGTACTTTATTTAATGCATCTACACTACTTTTTTCTTTTGTTGAGAATAAATTATTATCATCAACTTTTACACCGGCTAACGATAAATCTACATCGTAGCGGTGGTCGTTATTCATTTCTATTGTATTCATTGGCTTCCTTTATACCAATAAATACTTTATATCTTAGAAAAAACTATTTTATTTTAAAAATCAATAAAATATTCTTCAATTGTTTGCACCGGCTTGAGGTTAAAATACTTCAAAATAAACTTATCAATATCTGTTCTTTGTTCTGCTGGTACTTCAAATAGTTGCAGAATATAGGTATTAGATTGTTCTGTTGAGAGAGAATAAAATTCTTTCAAGGTCAGAGCACCATTTCTCTGTTGAGGTATTATATCTACTTTCATTTTCTTTAAATTTATTAATGCAACCAAGCATCCATTTATTCCAATATTGAGTATCTACTTCAACATTATTGATGTAATGTTTGTAGCAACCTAAAATCCATTTCTTATTTAATTCAATATTCATATATATAAATATATAATTACTTTGAATAATTTTTCAATACTGATAAACTTGTTGAAGATAATCTCATATTTTCTATTGCCCATTTTATGTAGCTTGCTGGTGTTTGAGATAACTTCAATCCTTTGTATTTTCCTATTAACCAAATTTCATCACTAAATCTAAATGCTACTATTTCTTTATTTGGTTTAACAGAATTTAATTCATTAATAAATCTGCTGGTATGTTGTAGATGTATTCCTCCAACCATTTTTTTTTCTTTATTTCTATTCATATCTATTCAATTTATATAACTAATATAAGTATTTTTTATATAATTTCCAAATATTTTGTTGTTTTTGTATGGGCACAATTCTTCCTCCTATGGGTTTTTACACCTGTTTCTACACACCCAATAATCTTCTTCAAGCCAGTCTATGTTAATATGTGAACCTCAACAATTGCCCCATACTTGAATTACGAGTTATTGACCTTTTTTGTAGATGGTACGCCTCAACCGTTATGTTTGGATGTTATCTCAATCCCACAGTTTACTCCACCATTAAGACCCTTACTGATGCACGGAATATTATTAACGTGTCTATCTGGCTACCTCAGGGTGATAGTCATCCTTTTTCCTGTCAGATGACCTACATTAATAAATATACGGATTTTTTTGGAAAGTTCCAAACCCCCAAAAAAAATATCAAATTATTTTGTAAACTCAGATATTTATAGTATATTAGTACTATAATAATTATTAAACATTTAAAAAAGGAAGCAAATGTCAGATTACAAATCAACAACACAAGACAGTATTGTTAGACAATCAAGTCTTAAATTCGTTCAGGATTACCAACGTACAATCGGTTGTCCATTAACAATAAAAGAAATTATGGGTATCACCAACGTGATTGTGGACTACTGTCAGAACGGATGGTCCAAAGAACTTGGTAACAGGGTAGATAACATTGATAAGTTTATCAGAGAGAAATTCCCCGAACAATAATTTTTTT